CGTTTGAATTCTTGGTAGTTCATTTCCTTGGGTCTTTACCAGCAAGCATAGATACATACCACAGAGCCTTCTCGTAGTCTTCCTTCCCGTTCTTCATTTCGGCACGGGAGAGGTACTTGATTGCATTGCCCTTGAGGAATCCACGGAACTCCTCTTCGCTCATCTTGGCCCTCATGTAGTCTATTGGCTGAATGTCCCCGGACTTGTAGTGGTCGGGGTTGATTTTGTCGTCGCTCATTTAGTCAGTTGTTTGAAGTCAGTTACAGGGATGTGTACCACGGGCTCGATGTCCTGCCAGTCCCCTCTGTCCTTCCTGCCTCCGAACCCTATCTCCCCCACCTTGTCTATCTTGCTCCAGTAGATGCCATCGTTCCACTCGACCACGACCACGAAGGGAATACCGGTGGCCCTGTACATCTCCACCCCGTGCATCACCTTGGACAAACTTAGGAGAAGCGTTGGATATGTGCAAGAGTCGTTCATTCTTTTCTTGCACTCGCACCAGCAGACTATCTTCCCCTTGGACAAGGCCCAGTCCACGCGGTACTGCTTGGGCAGCTTCTGATAGGTAACACCCCACACCTGAGCGACCCTGATAATAGTCTGCTCCTCAGCAGCCAACGACTGCTGGTTCTCGTATGTAGGTCTCATTCCTGCTCTTCTGTGGCAGATGAACCGCTAAGGACCACCGCAGAAGCAAGCGTAGCCGCATCATACGGCCACGGAGAGGTTTGAACATCATCTCCCTCCCGAACAGGGCGCAGGACAATGATGGTCTTTTGGTCCCTTACCGTTGGAACTTTGTACTGCTTGGCCCTGTTGTCAACGACATGGAACAGCGAGTCGTCATTCAAGACCTCTGCATTGACCAAGGCATCCATCGGTAGCTTGCTTGCAGATACGGCAGAGTCAGCATCAAGTGGTTGCTTGGCATAGAACCGTGCTGTTATTGCGATGCACGGCATTGGTGCTTTGGGCACACCCATATCCCTGAACACCTTTGTCCACCACTGGCGCTTTGAGGCATACTTCGTTGGCCCCATTCGCAGCAGTCCTTCGGGACCGTTCGTTGCTGGAAAGAGCGTGTGTACGGTGATGATGATTGTCCCATCCTCAAGAACCTTGAATGATGGTGATTTGCTTGTTATCATTCCTCAAGTAATTCAGGGTTCTCGAACACATTGCCAATAACCTCGGAGCTCTGCGCCAATTCCCACACCAGCACCCTGTGATTGCTTGTTATCGGAACAATTGCGCACTCGAAATCATCCCACATGATTCTCACTACAAGGTCTCCGTATTTGATGAAATCTCCTTCGTAAATCTCCTTGCCGTTCTTATCCTTCAGCCCCGTGTACTGCATGATGATAGTCTCCGGGTCATCATCGTCGTACTGCTCTGTGACAATCGGCAAATCTTGGTCTACCCTCCACCCACAGTCGTATCCTGCCGCAATGTCATGTAGCGTGAACGGATCCTTCATAACCTTCTCCGCGTTGTCCCAAGCCCGAAATTTCAGTTCTCGTTGTTTCATGTTATTCCCAGTCTTTGATTATCCGTGAAACTTGCTTCTTGAGGGTGTTGTACCTCTTGCTGTCAATCAGCTCAACCACCACATAAGGGTGGTACTTCTTCATGCGCTTGAGCTTTGTCTTGCTCCTGTCATCCATCCAGCCCTTTACCTCAACGTAGTAGATGGAGCCATCGTTCTTGGTCACCCTGAAGTCCGGCAGGTAGCTGACCGTGCCTCGCTTAACACCACTGAACCAAAAGGTCTCCGGCTCATGCTCCCACTTTGCTATCTCTCCCCTTGACCTCATCCACTCCAAGTACCGGGCGTAGTTCGCTTCCCACCGGGAGCGGTAGTACTTCTTGATTCCGCCTATCTCCCTCCAAGCTGCTTTCCAAGTGGTCTTCTCTCGGTTGTTCGGAACAAGCGTACCTTGGTTTGCAAGTCTTGACTTGAGCTGTTTCATAAGAAGCTCTTGCTTTCTCGACTTTGGAATAGCCTTCCATGCTTTGATGCGGGTATCGGACATATTTTCCCGAGCTTCCAAGCTATGGTTCTTGCCAAGCATACCTCGCGGATGGCCATTCTTGGCAATGGCTTCCTTCGAAATCTTGCTTTTGAGTTCCTTTAATTCTTCGTCAGTCTTTGTCTTCCTTCGGGCTAATTGAACGCGCTTCTTGGCCGGAAGGTGGCTCATGTCCCTGTACTTGGTCCTGATACCATTACTTCCCGTGATGCCAAGCTCACTTGCCTTTAGGGCCACAGACATTCGTGGTCTGCCAATCCTTGCGGCTATCTCATCAAGGTCAATTGGGGCCACTGGGTCTTGTTCGTATGCTGCGCGAAGAATTGAAACCTCTTGCTCTGACCACTGATCAACCCTCTTCTTCAGCCCTTGCTTATTGATGGAGTTGTGTACAGACGACCGGGAGCATCCAATCTCAAATGCTATCTCCATGATAGGCTTGCCGCTCAAATACATCTGAGCTATCTTATCGTGGTCAATTGTGATCATGTGCTTGTTTGTTTATGCGTTCTCCAATCCATCTCATGCAAGGTACTGCCATGCTGTTGCCCAGCGCCTTGTAGCGCGGACCATCGGGGCAATCCTCTGCTGGCTTCTTCTTCCACGGAATGCGCGTGTAGCCGTCGGGAAAGCCTTGGAGACGCTCGCACTCGACGGGCGTGAGGCGGCGGACTTGCATGGCTGTTGACAGCACTTGGTCATTGCTCGTTGCCAGCGTCAGGCTCATCTCTTCGCTGATCAGCGGACCTTTGCCACCACCATCCTTCCCTTCACGCTGACGCATCAGGATTGGAATGCAGTTGCCACCATCCTGCGCCCCTTGCTGCAAAGCCTCTGCTCCCTTGCTCCACTTGGCTGTCACGGTGTCTGTGCAACTTGGAGCAACGCTTGCTTCAGCATTGGTGGCAAGTCTTTGCCCCTTCTCTCTGCTCGGCGCAGGATGCCTTGACACGCTTTCGGACTCAAAAAGAACCGCTGCGGCACTTCGCTGGTCTCCAAGACATCCGACAACGAACACACGTCTGCGTCTTTGGGCCACTCCGAACCATTGAGCGTCCAGTACCCGATAGGCCCACCCGTACCCCAGCTCCCCCAACGCTGCGAGGAAGGTACCAAAATCCTTTCCTCCGTTTGATGACAGAACACCGGGGACATTTTCCCAGACAATCCACTTAGGCCGGTAACGGTCAGCGATTCCAAGAAACGTGAGCATGAGGTTGCCTCTTGGGTCTTCAAGTCCCTTTCGCAGTCCGGCGATAGAGAAGGACTGACAGGGAGTGCCTCCAACGAGAAGATTGATAGTTGCATCGGGCCAAGTTTTGTATTGTGTCATGTCCCCCCAGTTAGGGACGTTAGGGTAGTGATGTTGCAGAACCGCGCTGGGGAACGGCTCTATCTCAGAGAAGGCCACAGGCTCCCATCCAAGGTGATGCCAGCCCTGTGTGGCTGCTTCAATCCCTGCACAGACGCTTAGGTACTTCATTCGTCCTTGGGTTCGTCAAACTTGAAGTACTCGCAGATCGCGCCTCTGACAGCGGTGTCGATGTGGTCCTTGATGGTGTCCTCGTGGTCAAACAGCCAGTCCCTTACTTCCTCAGGAAGGTCCATGTGCTTGAACGCTCTGGCCCACCCTCTGTTCACTCCATTCTCCACGCAGTCGGAGAGAATCATGTACTCGTTTGCTTTCATCGTTTAATCTTGTTGCCGCATCCGGGGCAGAACTTTATTACCCTAATGCGTCCATGCTTTGAATGCTTGGTGTGCCTATCAAATACGGTCTGACAATTTGAGCAACCGAAGACTTCTTTTGCTATTGGATACGGCGACATAAAATTGTCTACCTCCTCCATTACCCGCAGCTTGCCTTCGGTGATAAGGTGCTCGTAATGGTCGCGGACCATCTCAGCGGCATCACGCGGACCGATGCTCTCCATGGCAAATGTGTAGCACTCATCATCGCTCAACAGCGGTTTTCGTTTACTGTCGCTCATGGTACAAGGAATTCGTCTTTGGTTCCATCCCAGTCTTGAAGCATCAAAAGCCGGATGCGCCCACTTGTCATGACGGCCCACTTCACCCGGTCCTTCGATGCTCGCTCCCATCTTGAGTACACCATACTGCTTTGCGGGGCCGACCTAACTCGCAACTCCATGTAGATGGGGTCTTTCCCGGGCTTGTCAACTCGCTTGATGATGACGGTGTGCTTGCTCATTTGCTCATGGCTTTAGAGAGGTCGATATGCCCAAGATGCTTGTAGCTATTGGGGTCTTTGTGGTACTTCTCCGAGTCAATCCACATAGACTCCCAGTGCGATTCTTCGTACTTGGCCTCGTGGACCTTGACCCCGCCCCAATAAAAAGTGTCACCATCTCCAGCGGAGTCAAGCTGGTGGAACGTGATTAACACCGCGTGGCCATCAATATCGAAGATGTCTCCGATACGAGGCTCTGGGCGCTTAACCTTTACCTCGAATCCATTGCGCTCAAGAAGGCGCTTTGCTGCTGTGATGTCTTTTTTGCTTGTCATTTGTCAGGCTTTAGGTTAGGTGTCTTCAGTCCATCGTCTGAGATGTCAGGCATCTCCAAGAGTTCTTGGATGACACGAGATGCCCACTTGAGAGATACCCTCTTCTTGTCCAAGAGGGCCATAATCATCCCAATCTGCGAGTCTGTTATCTCTGCATCCATGGTAGCAAAGGTAGAAACTACTTTGAAGTATGCAAGTAGTTTGGCTCTGTTCTCTATTTGTATTAGAGATGAATGGTTACCAAAGAAAGGAAGGAAAGGAAAAGCGAAGTCCCCAGAACTCCTAAAGGAAAGGAAGGAAAGAAAAGCCCCCCCCCAAGAAT